TGACCGGGCCGTTTTCCATATGGCTGACGATAAAGAGATGGCGGCCGCCCGATCGCAGGAGGCCGGTCAAACGGTCACGAAGGGCGGAGCCGCCTGCAGCGCCCCCGGTCAGATCGCATTCTGCCGCGATGTGAGAGAAATACGCCGCGGCCTCATCGTCCTGACAGATCAACGGGACGATGTGATGGATCTTCTCGCGCGGGAAGCGCCGCCGGGTTTCTGTCAGAAGGTGACCGAGCGGCAGCAGGTGCTGAGCGCCCTCCTGCGCAAAGACTGCGGCAATGTGGTGGAATTCGAGATCATCAAGCAACGCATTAAAGAGGGCCGGCGGAGCCTCCCCATCCGCCGCGCTCCCGTCGGGCAGCGCGCCCATGTCGCCGCCGAGAGGGCCGAGCGACTGCGGCAGCTCAATCCCGGGTTCGCTGACCGAGCCGTCGCCGGGTTCCAGACCGCGAATGCCGCAGACGAGTTCATGCAATTTCCGGCGGTAAACCGTGTCTGACGTGGCGTCGCGGAAATCGACGGTAAACAGACTCTCCTTAAAGGCGAATTTCGAAGTCTCGCGCAGGATCACCGGCACCAGCCGGAACTCGGGCCGGGTGCGTTGCAAGTGGCGCATGCGGTCATATTCATCCTGCACCCAGCCCGAGGCCGCGGCCTCTGGTGTCACCACCAGCACGCCGGCACGCGACGCATCCAGTGCTGCCTGCAAGGACACCGACACCCGATCGCCCGGCGTGCGGTTCCACTCGTCGAGCCAGACATCGACCCCGAGTGTGCGGAGGTTTCGAGCGAGCGTTTCGACCCAGGCGAGATATTCGCTCTTATAGCTGATGAAGGCGTCGTGCAGCTTGTCCATAATGCGACCTACGCTTGCATGTGAACGTGCGCAAGGATAAGGCACAGAGCCCCGGACAGAGAATTTCTCGCATATCCCCCGGATTGCGCCGCCGCCCTCCGGAGGGTGAGTTGCGGCGTGCTAAATGGCGACGCGCTCGTGCTGGAGCCATCGCTGATAGTAGAAACCGGAGGTATGCTGTCGGCCATCCGTCCCCGTTTCTCATCGAGCCGACGGAAGCCCGCTTCCGCCACCCGGATCCATTTTACTTCGTGTATTCCGTGGCAGAATGTGAACTAGCTCACATTGCAGGCGGAGTTTTTTGAGCCAAGCCGCGGCCAATTTCCCAGGCGCCCTCCGCTAGGTGAAAAGAGATCTTAGCCGGATTTCGCTGACAAAAAAGAGAAAGATCAAGGATGCGCCGAACCTTTTTACAGCAGTGACCGGAGACACCTCACCCGATGCCGCAAACAGCGCCCAGCGTTCCGCTCGCGCCAGATTCGCTAATAACGCCCTTCCACCACCTCTGCCTTTGGGCTCGCGGGTCGCGGTCCGCACGTTTCAACTTGCAGCCTGCGTCTTCTTCACGAAAGTGCGCAGGATCACACCCTCTTTCCGGTCCCTGTCGGATAAAGGGCGAGCGCGATCCCGTCCTTGCCCCGCAACCGCATCTCCCAAGTCCGGCCTTCGAGATGCTTGATATAGGGCTCGTGTTGACCTACGCGGGCAGATTGTCAGCCTCCACCCGCTCCCAGCCGGCCTGCAGCAGCGGTGCGGCCTCTGCTTCGGTGAGCTCGACCGTGCCGTCGGCGGCCACGCCGCGAATTGGCCCGCCAAGCGGGTGGACATGCGAGATGCCGCGCGGGACGCGCAGCCGCACCGGCGGGCCGGGCATCCGCCCGCGGCGGAGCTCCTCGGCGCGCTGCCGGTAGAGTTCGAAGATCCCGGCGTTGGAGCTGGGCCCGCCGCCATACTTGAACCAGTCGAGCATTTGCGCGGTCGAATCGACCTGGTCGTCGTGCCGGCCATTGGGGAAGACCGTCATCTCGTTCAGGTATTGCGCCAACCACGGTGCCCTCTCCGGCACCCGGACAAAGCCGTTCTCGATCATCGCCGTCTGCGCGTGCATGCGCATGATTTTGTCGGATTGCGGCTTATAGCGGGTGACGGCGTAGAGGCCCTCGCGGGTCAGCTCCTGGATCAGCTGGGTCCCCGAGGCCTTGTCCTCGATCAATACGACACTGGGCCTGAACCGCTCGTATTGCTCGCGCACGGCGCGCTTCAATTCCGGATATTCCAGGCGCTTGCGAAATACATCGATCAGAAAAAGCTCCTTGCCCTTGATCCCCCAGCTCGTGCAGACGCTGAAATCGCTGAGCTCGCTCGCCTTGTTGGCGGTGTCCCAGCTCTGCACGACGCGGTCGAAGCTCTGCGGCAATTCACTGGGCACGTAATGCCGGAACCACGCGGGCTTGACGAGACCGCCGCCTAATGGCGAGGGCGCCTGCTGGTACTGGCCGGCGAAATTGTATTCGCCGATGGTGCGGCGGATCTGCTCGAGCATCTCCGGCGGCTCGCAGTGCCTCGCCGGGCCGCCGCGTGAAACGCCGCTTCCCCCACACGGTCTCCATCACAAAGGTCTCATCTTCCTCGGCGATCGCCGGGAAGCGCACGATTTCCCACTCTTCCTGGGCCAGCACGTGACCGACCAAATCGTCCTCGTGCAGCCGGTGCATGATCAGGACGATCGCACCCTTCCGCTTGTCGTTGAGGCGAGAGTAGAGCGTGTGGTCGAACCAGTCGTTTGCCGCCCGCCGCTGGCTTTGCGACAACGCCTCTTCTGGTTTCAGCGGGTCGTCGATGATGATCAGGTCGGCGCCGCGGCCGGTCAGCACTCCGCCGACCGAGGTGGCGAGCCGGCACCCTTGCGCCGTCGTCTCGAACTCAGGCACGGCCTGCCGCTGCGGCGAAAGCCGGGTCGGGAAGGCGCGCTGGTACCAGTCGCACATCATGATGCGCCGGCAATCGCGCGCCAATTTGTCGGCGAGGTCCTGCGCATAGCTGACGCAGAGGGTCTGCGTGCCCGGCTCGCGTCCGAGGCACCAGGCCGGAAACGCCACCGAGCCCAATAGCGATTTCAGATAGCGCGGCGGCACATTGACGATCAGCCGCCGGATCTTGCCTTGGTACACTGCGGTAAGCTTTGCCGCCATGACCTCGACGTGCCAGTTCATCGCGAACGGGGTCAGCGGGTTCAGCTCGCGAAAGCAGCGCTGCGCGAAGGCGGCGAAATCGAGCCGCAATTGCGCGTCCTCCTCGCGCTGGGTCAGTGCCGCTCCCCTCACCCCACCCCTCTCCCCGCGCGCGGGGCGAGGGGGCAATAGAACCGTCATTTCTTGGTGGCCATCTCGTCGCGGATGGCACCCTCGAGCCGCTCCTTGAGCTGCGCCAGCACCTCTTCGTCGTCCGGGCCGACGGCGGGGGTGGTCGAGGCAGCGGAAGAGCGCGCCCGTGCCTCCAGGTTCAGCATCAGGTCGAGCAGGATCTTCAGCGAGCGCGCCTCGGCCGAGGCGGATTTGTTGACCAGCTGCTTGATGACCGCCTCGCGCTTGGTGATCCTGCGACGCCGGCCGTTCTCGGTGATCGTCACCATTTCGTTCAGCGCGTCGTTCAGCAACGTCGTCAGGTTTTTCGAACCCGGCGGCCGCCCGCGCGGGTTGCCGGATTGGCCCTTCTGGAAGCCGTAACCGCGCGGCGGCTTGCCATAACCTATCTCGTAGTTGCCCTTTGTCCGCGCCGGCATGTCGTCCTCTCATCGTCGGAAGCGACTTGATATAGCCGAAACGGCAGCATATTGTCAATTAACAAATTGCTACAATCATATGCAACACATTCCATTGTTGTTCGATTGTTCGCCCCGTAAAATTCGTTGTTCGGGCGAAAAAATTCCATTGTTCGGCCCGAGTAGCGAATTTTGCCCGTAACCCGTTGAGATACGGCGCTGGTTTTTCAGACGAACCGGCCGTGCCGGGGTGAAAATCGCAAATTTCGCTGTATTCGGCCCCGGCAGGCTCTAAACATTGAACCGGAAGCGCATCACATCGCCGTCCTGAACGACGTAATCGGCGCCTTCCAGACGCATGCGGCCGGCGTCCTTAGCCCCCTGCTCGCCGCCATGCGCGGCGAAGTCGGCAAAGGCGATCGTCTCGGCGCGAATAAAGCCTTTCTCGAAGTCGGTGTGGATTTTGCCGGCCGCCTGCGGCGCCTTGGTGCCCTGCTCGACGGTCCAGGCGTGCGCCTCCTTGGGGCCGGCGGTGAAGAACGTAACCAAGTGAAGCAGCGCATAGCCTGCGCGGATGACGCGGGCGAGACCGGTCTCCGCGAGCCCGAGCGAAGCCAGAAACTCGCCTTTCTCGTCGGCATCGGCGAGCTGCGCCAATTCGGCTTCGATCGCCG